GTGAGACAATCGCGGCAGTAAGCGAAGCAGTCGGAGAGGCGGCAGCCGCAGTAGCGGAGACCGTCACGCAGGCTGTAGAAGCCATCGCCAATCTCGGCAAGGATCTCTCTCCGGTCGAGAAAGAGAAGGCTGCACCAGTCGCCATCGCCATCATCGTCGGTCAGGTAGCCAGTGCGGCCGTCGCCGCAGCATCGACCGCCAGTGCAGCAGCTGCAAGTGCAGCGAGAAAGGCAAGCAAGTGATCAAGCGGATTATCGTTGACCTAGTAGGCGGAGCCTGGACGATCCTAGGCTTGCTCTTTGCTGTCGTTGTTCTGCCAGAGGGCGACACGCAGTCCACAATGGCGACGCTATTCGGTGGGCTGACAATCATCTGGCTCGTCACTGGACCACTTAGGTGGATGGAGGAATAATGAGCGCAACAGATCACATCGAGCAGATCCACGAGCAGGGTTGGACGCGCATCAATACCGCGCCAGGTGAGTGGGTGGCACTTGTCCTGAGCGCCGATAACAGCGCCTTCGGCGGCACGCTCTGGAAGCAGGGCGAAGATGGCAACGACTACTCGGAGGGCTGCACTGAAGGATTCCCTATCAGCGCCGCTCTGGACTTTGACGCAGCCGGTCGAGCAGTCGCCGTGCTGATCAAGAAGGAGAACGCAGCGTGAAGTACAAGGTCAAGTCGCAGCTCTACGCCGACGCAGAGGCGCAACTCAAAGGCTCGAAGCAGATCCTAGATGACTGCACCTGGTCATCCTGCGCGGCCGCAGTCTCGTGGGCTTCTGGCTACAGCGTGGACTACACCGCTGCTCAGGGAGTCGCCGCATTTGAGAAGGCGACAGGGCGCAAGGACAAGCAGGGGATCAGCGATGCCGGTGGCTCACTGAAGGAAGCCGCTCAGACGGTCGCCGTACTCGGTGGCAAGGCTCGCTACGCGAAGTCGTGGGAAGACGCAGTCGCTGCCGCGAAGGGTGGCGCGGCACTCATCATCCACGCGCAGCAAGGTCCAGCCTTCTACCCAGCAGGAGTCAAGATCTCGGCGTGGCACGACCGCTGGCTGAAGTGGTGGAGCAAGCACGCGCCGGAGAAGGTGAAGGCTGGGTACGGACACTGCGTTAGCGCAGCCTATGACGATATTGAGGGCTGGCAGTTCTGCTGTCCGACTCGTGACGAGAAGGTCGCCGCTGAGAAGTACGCAGTGCCAGTCACTGAAGCGCAGCTGCGCCAGATCGCCAACAGCAAGGTCAAGGCTGGCGTTTATAAAGCCGAATACAAAGCGATACTCATCGTCACGCACCCAGGCAAGGTCGCCGCTCCTGCGCCAGTCGCAGCGCCTGTGGTCGTGCCTGCTCCTGTGGTAGCGCCAGTAGTGGCTCCTGCACCTGCTCCTACAATCGTCGTACAGGCACCACCCAGCCACGCTAAGGAGGTTCCAATGCCAAAGGTCACTAAGACAGCCGCCACCATCGCCGACGCTGAGGCAGCCCTGCTGCGCGTTGACTGGGATGAGAAGAGCAAAGAGGCCGTGTCGGCACTCGTTGCCGCCGCCAAGGCAAGCAACGGCAAGAAGGGCTTTCGCGCCAAGGTAGCCGCATCGTTCGGCTGGATCATTGCCAACACCGGCATTGACGAGATGGTGATCGAAGCGCTCCGCACAGGTCTCGGCACTGGACTCGCCATCGCCTTGGCGAGCGGCTCCCAGATCACGCGCCTAGACGCTGACCAGGCGGATATGATCTTTGCAGGTGCCATCGCAGCCTGCCTTCAGGTCATCGTGCGCGCCCTCAACCCTGACGATCCCAAGTTTGGTATCGGCAAGGCGAAGGCAGAGATCGCCAACGGCAACGGCCCTCACAAGTAAATCGTGCCGGTCAAGGTCGCCAAGCCATTCGGCAACTGCTCCGTCTGCGAGATGGTCGCTAGGGTCTGGGAGGTCGAGAGCGCCGACGAGCTGCTCTGTGGGGTCTGCCTTCGACTACTGGTAGCGATCAGCCTAGAGGACTCGACACAGCCGTCCTAGGCGGCTTCCCCTGGGTGGCTCCTCCTCCACCCAGGGGAGTATCCACCCTGCATAGAACATATTCACACCACTTCTTGTGCTTTAGGGGTTGACGGCTGCTTGCCGTTGAGCGTATGCTGCTCCTGCCAGTGAGGAATGAGCCATTCGGCTCTGCTGGTACAGGAGGAAACAAGATGGCAAAGAGCCAAGCAAAGAAGTCCAAGTGGATTACCAATTTAGACGACACCTCAACTTTGAGGATGTCGTGGCTGGGACGAGAGGACGAGATCACTGGGGTGTTCCCAACCTACGAATCTTGCCTTAGGGTTCAGGACCTGTTCACCTACTTCGGCATTGACTCAGCAAAGGCAGGCAAGCCAATGCAGTCAGACATTGACCTGCTTGCAGCACGTAAGGCGGCGCGCTGATGAAGAGGAAGCCACAGACATTCAGCCGCGTCGTTGGCGGCAAGGGGACGCGGTACTATGATCCGCGCACACCGGACAATCGCAACCGACCGAAGTCGGACTTTGCAGGTCTGCGTGAATACACCGAGATGCCGAGCTTCGCTGAGATGGCGACCTACGCCATCTTCGTTGCATCAATCATCTTCGTGTTGATCGTTGGCGGTTCGCTATGAAAGTGAATCGCAGGTCCACCCCACAGATGGTCAAGCACAAGTCCTTTGTGAGCGACTACCAGCGCCTAGAGCGAGAGGCTCACAACCGTGAGCGCTTCAGCTTCACCGTCGCCTTGATGGCGTTCTGGGTACTGGCCGTGTTGGTCTTTCAGTTGGTGAGCCGATGAAGTGCGCCTACTGCAAGGGTCCAGTCAAGACCAAGTCGACACAGAAGCGCGATCAGATCTGCGGCGTGTGCTGGGCGCTGTTGATTCAGATCGCTAAGAGCCAGCCGGTATTTGGGAGGACACAATGATTATGCCTTTGGCGAAGGTTGATCCGTTGCTGAACTTGGCACCTTGCCGTCAGCCGAACTGCACCAATGACTCGAAGCGCCGTGTCCAAGGTTGGTGTGGAATGCATTGGATGCGCCTCAAGAAGGGATCGCCACCAATGTATGCGCCTGCAAGAAACTATTGGGTTCCTTACTCCAGCTCAAGGGTTTGTAAGACAGACGGATGCGACCGGTTGGTAAAAAACAGGGGTTATTGCGAACGCCACTATGCGGCACTCAGAAAGTTAGACAGCCTTGAGCCTGAAGAGACTAAGGTGTGTGCGTTGGACGGTGAGGTTGCTAATCGGTCTGGCGTGTGCGATCGGCATTACGACATTTTTCGCTCATTTGGCTGGAAGGGTGTCAGCGCTCTGTTGGTCTATTCCGTAGAGGGGTGTGCTATCTGTGGCAATAAGGATCGCCAACCGCACATTGATCACAACCATCTGTGCTGTGGCCCAACTACCGGAAAGGGCGGAAAGCGACGCACTTGTGGCAAGTGCATTAGAGACGCGTTGTGCAGTCAGTGCAATGTTGGAATCGGTTATTTCAGCGAAAGCGTAGAGAAGATGCATCAGGCAATCGCCTATTTGCAGAAGTGGGAGGGAAAGTGACCAAGCGCTTTGAGTTTGTATCCGCACCGCAGCGGAGTCCAGAGTGGTTCGAGATGCGGAAGGGCGGCATCACCGCCACCGGTATCACCGCCATCAACGGCTCGTCGCCGTACAAGACCGCGTATCGCCTCTGGGCAGAGTTGACTGGTCAGGTCGGTGAGCAGGAAGTCGGAGCGGCCGCGCAGCGCGGTCAACTGCTAGAGCAGGCAGTCGCCGACTACTACACCGCTGAGACTGGCAAGAAGCTGCGAAAGAGCAACGGCATCGTGCGCCTGAAGGAACACCCTTGGGCAATGGCATCGTTGGACCGCACCATCGTGGGCGACACCGACGGCCTGGTAGAGATCAAGACCTCAACGAGCAACCGCTGGCAGTTGTACCCAGTGCCACCTGAGTATGTTGATCAGGTCCAGTGGCAGATGTTCATCACTGGCGCGTCGTACTGCGATGTCGCCGTGCTGCTCTCTGGCTTGGTGTTCCGCATTGAGCGCGTGGAGGCTGACCCTGTCTACCAGACGCAACTGTTTGACAAGGCCGTCCTGTTCCGCGAGTTGGTGCAGTCCAAGACTCCGCCACCTCTGACCGGCAACGACAGCGACACGCTCGCTGAAGTCAAGCCGCAGAGCAACAACACCTACGCCGTGGCTGATCCGCAGCTGGATCACATCGCGCGGCTCTACATCGAAGCGAAGGTTGAGGCAGAGGCTGCCGATGCCGCGCTGAAGGAGATGGCAATCGCCATCAAGGAAGCCATCGCCGATGGCGAAGGAGTCAAGGGTCAGGGGTGGCTTGCCACCTGGAAGACCAACAAGAGCAGCGTCAAGGTGGACTGGGAGAGCATCGCAGATGTCCTGCGAACGGTTGCTCCAGACACCTACGGTGAGGCGGTCACACGCTTCACCTCAGAGAAGCCAGGGGCGCGAGTATTCCGCGTCTTTGGCGGCAAGGAGGATCAGGCGTGATTGAAGTCATCATCACCCCAGAGATCATCGTCAGGGCAGAGGAGATGTTCAAGTCGGCGCAGTCCAACGCTGGGATGCGCTTTCGCAAGGAGAAGGCGAGCGGAAACACCACTTGGACTGGCGTGCTAGGGCAGGCCGTGTTTGAGAAGGCGCTGCGAGATCGTCTCCTGCCGTACATCCCAGTGGACCTCACGACGCACGACTACGAAGTGTGCGGTCTCAAAGTCGATGTCAAGACAAAGGCGTGGAGCCGACCGGCAGGTGACGATGTTGAGGT